ACAAAATGGAACATACGTGCCTATTGAGGGCAAATCATCGTACATGGACTTAGTGGAACTAGTGGCAGCAAAGTACTATGAGCATAAGTATCATCGTGTATCAACTGACGGTCGATTGAATGAGGAACAAATATCTAGTATACGCAGACGAGTCAGAATTGATCTTGGACTACCTAGTTATGATGAAGTTGATATCCACCCTCCACCACCATCCTTGGAGGGAGATACTGATGGGTCTGATGATGGATGGGACCCTAAAGTGGGCGTACAACTAACCGGTGGAACCGATAGTGTATGGAATCCTGATGTGTCCACCCATCCAAAAGACACCGATCCAGAAAAATTGGATTTTGAAGCACAAATGGATGACAGACGACGAGTTGAATACCTTAGATCGAACGCGTATCCAGGAGAAGAAGTGAATACACTTGACGATTTCAGAGACGCGATGGAAGAGTACATAAGTGAACAAGTACCGTACATGGACGACATCATAAAATCGCAATCTTACAAGATATTACCAGGAGAGACTTGGCGTGAGCGAGCGTATCGTTATTACGCGCGTGTGATGAAAAAGGATGACATAAAATTTCCAATTGACATAGGCAAGATACACGTCTTGGGATGTATTTACCACAAACCGATGATAACTAACTATTGGGCCAAATATGCTTTGGTTGTGGCAGGAGCATTTGCTGCGTATGCAATTTACCACCTTGTGTACAAATTGGCACGAGCCACAATTGACTTTTTCCAACCCACAATTGATGCTGTGAAAGATTTTAGTTGTGATGTGATCAACAAGATGGCGATAGCTGTCGCGAATAGAACAATGAAAAACAATGTGTATGACGACAAGGATATCATTGAGAATGGCGGATTGACCACTGTACACTGTCACACTTGTATTAAATGCGGGCAAATCCTGCGCCATCGCGCAGTACTAAACGATTGTCGCATGCATATACATGCATGTATAACTTGTGAGGTAGAAGGAGAAAGTTCCCCAGAAGCGAATGTTTTCTCAGGTGCTAAAGCTCGTGTGGTACGGTTGAAACGTGCTGCTAAGATGAAAGGACAAGCTGGTAAAGTGGTACCTCAAGAAATAAGTGAACAATTTACTATGCATTCAGCGAGTGATACGGCGGCTGTTGAGACTTTCTACGCGACCAGCCGTAATTATATCACTATTCAACGACTTGACAGAGGTGTCAGCGTGCAAGGATTTGTGTTGCAAGGCAATATAGTATGCACTGTTGGCCACTTTTTAAGTGATCTCGAGTTTGATGACGAACCTGTGACACTAGTTGTTGACTCAATCCCAGTGAGTAATGTGACTTTTAAAGTAACGTATGATGATTTATTGTTTATTGAAGATGCAGACACTGTTTGTTTTAGACTACCGAAGAATGTTGTTGCTTTCAGAAGTATTGTACACCATTTTGTTGACGAAGAACCTGTGGATGCACATGGAGTGATGATGCCTCGGTTGACAGTTAGCGGTAACCGATGTGTGCTCACGGAAAAGTACTGTTCTGATTACAGAGCTTTGGGCTCACAACAGTATAAGTACGACGGCAATTACATCGTGACAAATGGCTGTGGAAGTTATGCGATGCCTACTTCGAAAGGTGACTGTGGTAACCTTATATATCTTGTTGATCCTACGAAATCGCGTAAGATTGTTGGCTTTCACATAGCTGGCAATGGAACAATAGGTATATGTAAGGTTGTTACACGTGATATGGCTTTGGATATAGTTGCGCAAATGCGAGAGAAGTTTCCCTGTGCAACTAGCGTATCTCCAGTCATTGAAGAAGAATATGAATGTGATGACGACGACGAAATGGTGGCGCAAGGAATGACAGCTCCCCAACCGATTTGGGAAGGATTAGGATACCATCCTATTGGAACATCTGATGTGAAAATTGTTGGATCTGGAAAAAGTCAGTATGTACCGTCAATCATACACGGGAAAGTGTATGAAGTAACGCACAAACCTTCGAAATTGCGAACCTATAAGAACACCGAAGGTATTCGCGTTGATCCATTACACCGAGGTGAAGTTAATAAGACTGACTCATGGGTGCCCGAGGAAAGACTTGACAGCATTGTTGATAACATGTATGACAATATAATGATGTACCCTGACCATTCAAGTGAAAGACGATTGTTGACTGAAACTGAAGCTATAAATGGTGTGATGATTGGAGAGAAAACACTACACCCATGGATTGGCGCCATGGAAATGAAAACATCTGCTGGATTACCTTTCATTAAGAAGAAAAGTAAAGGAAAAGGTAAAACTGGCTTATTTGAATTTGAAGAAGGAAAATATGCGATGTTGGATGAAGTGAGAGTCGAATACAACAAACTGAAAGAATCGATAGAAAAAGAAGATGACAGTGATTGCTTGTGGCCCGTATTCTCAGACACAAAGAAAGATGAACTATTGGTAGCCTCAAAAGCTGATGCAGGAAGAACTCGAATATTCAACGTGGGACCAGTTCATTTCAACATACTCTGCCGCGAGTATTTTGGTATGTTTAACGCGCATATCATGACCAACCATAATGAAGGCGAAGTGAAAGTGGGTCTGAACGTGCATTCAGATGAGTGGAAGATATTCTACAATACGCTGATACGTAATAGTGATCCTGAAGCAGTTTCCTTCCTAGCTGGCGACTGGAATGGTTGGGATAAGTCGTTATCCTATCAGTTTTGCATGGCATATATCGAATTGGCGAATAAGTGGTACGATGATGAATATACCAATAGACGTATCCGTATTGGCCAAATGATGTTCAGTTCATTTAGACAAAATGGCAACCAATTGTATCGAGTTTTTGGATCATTACCATCCGGTATTGTGATGACAGCAGTTGGGAATTCCGTGATCAACATGGCATTATCGCGTTACGTATTCATGCGCTGTGTTGAAGAGAAAATGGGAGATTGGCGAGAGTGGCCTAGACTCTGGCAAGAAAATGTACGATGTGGATTTTATGGAGATGACGCTATATACACCATTTCGAACAAGTACGTAGACATGTTCAACATGCAATCTATCTTAGAATATGGAAAAGAGATTGGCATGAAGTACACAGCTCCCGATAAAAGTGACTACGTACCCAAAACGATGACTGAAACTGAAGTGACATTTATCAAAAGACGTTTCGTGCAATATCAAGGTATCACGCTGGCACCTCTCGAGTGGATCAGCATATGCAACATGGTGAATTGGCGGCGAAGCGACATGCAACCCGAAGATGCTATCAAAGCAACATACAACTCGTTTCAGATCGAATTGTTGCATTATGGCATGGCTGTATACACGGAAGAGACGACTAAAGTGAGAGCAGCTATACTCGCTAAAGGAATTTGGGTTGAACAAAAAGATTGGTTACGACTGTTTGGAGAAGTGTGGGGACATTTTGCCACACTTTCATATGTTGACAAAGCAACTCGGATTGTTAACATACTAGACGCAGCAGTAGATGAAGCAATTCATCATGTTCGGGATATAGAACGACACCCGAATGGAAAACTTAAACACGTGGATTGGTGCCCCCGTCACGTGCAGAATGTCGGTCGTCAAGCAGGGGGCAAATCGTTATCCCATCATATCTGTATGGGATGTAAGAGAGTAGTTCTAGCTACTTTCGATGACGCATCGAAGTGCGTCAAAGGCTATTGTTTGGCATGCTTGGGCTCACCAGTTCCAAGTTGGT